CCAGGCCAAGAATTGATGCCACTCTGCAGCAAAAGCACACTAATAGTGCAAACCACGTTCATTGCTGCAGAATGACATCAATTAATGAACAAGCACCACTGTGCGGAAAAAGAGCAGCTTGAAAACCTAAAGTCGAAAGCCGAAATGCAATGGTTCAACGTAACCCATGCAATAGCGAAGTGCGGCACATACCGAACACCCAATTTCAAAGATCCAATTACTGCAGCGGCAGTTAACTCGCTGGGTGGATGGGTTCACATTTGTCAGAAAACAACGCAGCAACTTGAATTTCTGCAAAAGCAGTTTGTTTCAACCTACGTTGATTTCGAACGCCGCCCAATTGAGCACCTGCCGTGCCACGTATCAGGCCTTGAAGATATCCAGCGCCATAAGCTTGAAAAAAAGACAGGCTTTGAAGCGCTAGAGAAGGGTTTAGCAGATTACCAAGCAAGGAAGCAAGCATCATGAACGTAACCCCAACAAGCACCCAAATCGCTTACATGGAGCACATAAACGATTTCATTGAAGCGCAAGATAACTTCCCTTCGATTGAGGTTTTAGCTAACCACTTTGGTGTAGCGGTCAATAGCGCATTTCAAAACGTAACCGCACTACGAAAAAAAGGTTACATCGAGATGTGTAAAGACTTAAAGCGCTATCGCCGCACATCAGCATTCAAGGCGTTCATTGCCACTCGTTCAACTATGGAAAGTAAGGTTGCAGCATGACTAATTCAGAAATAGCAATAGCGTTCAGTAATGGCCGTTGGAGAAGCGCTAAAGACTTAGCCGCTCACATGGGCCTTAAGAACCCAAGCGATACACCACTTAAAAACCTGTTTGGTGCCAGAGGTGTTTCATTTGAAGCGCACAAGAACGGTGATGGTCACGTTACCAGATACCGTGCTTATTACACCGCTGGTAAGTCACCGGTAGAACTGGCTAAAGCACGTAAGGCCATGGGTGTAGTAGTGGGTTTGGAGTCAATCAGCATTTTAGGCGGTGCAAAATGAGTAATGATTTATGGAGTACGCCGCCAGAGGTGTTTGAAGCGTTAGATAAAGAGTTCTGTTTTGGGTTCGATGTGTGCGCTGAGTATGAAACAGCTAAGTGTTCAGACTACTGGACCATCGAAGATGACGCGCTTTCAAAGGACTGGGCTGAAGATGCAAAGTCTCGCATACCGGGTGCTGGATTAATTGAAATAGGTGCCATCTGGTGCAATCCACCATACAGCAAAATAACCCCATGGGTAGAAAAAGCGATTGAAGCCCAGCTAAACGGGCGAATGACAGTAATGCTTGTTATGTGTGATCCATCAGTTAAATGGTTCAGCCTTGCGCAGCAATACGCCAGCGAAACCCGTTTTATTACCGATGGCCGCTTAGCTTTCCTAAAGAACGGCGTACCACAGAAGGGTAATAACAAAGGTTCAGTGATATTCGTATTTGACCCACACCGCGTAAGCGCTGGGCATGTGTCATGGGTTACGCGTGAAGCGTTAATGGCTAAAGGGAAAATTAATAAGTTAGAGGTGGCCGCATGAAGCCATTTTTCTCTTATTACGGCGCAAAGTACCAAGTGGCTAAACACTTGGGAGCCCCTCGAAGTGAAATAGTAATTGAGCCTTTCGCTGGTTCTGCCTGCTACTCGACCCGCTGGAACGTCAAAAAAGCAAAACTTTATGATGTTTCTGAAAACATATGTCAGCTTTGGGATTTTCTTATTAACTCGAGCTGTAAGGATATCATGGATATTCCATCAACCTTTCAGAGTGAGGATGAAATTGAGGCGCTTGAAATAGGTCAGCAGCTGCTTTGCAAGTTCTGGGTTGCGAAAGGGCGCAGTGAGCCAACAAGTAAAATATCCCCATGGTACTTCAAATATAACGACTCAAAAGATTGTCGCGTTTGGGGCGATGCAGTTAAGGCCAGAGTCTGCGAACAAAAACCGTTAATTTCTCAGTGGGAGATTCAGCAATCTTCATATGAAAATATACCTAACTATAACGCGCATTGGCACATAGACCCGCCATACAACAATAAGGCTGGTTCCAGATACCCGTTCAGTGAAATTAATTATGAGCATCTAGCAAACTGGTGCAGAAGCAGAAACGGGCAAGTTGATGTTTGTGAAAATTCTGGCGCTTCTTGGCTTCCATTTGAAGACCTTTGCGAAGTTGTCAGTTCTCGTGGTCGTAGAACTGGCTACAAATCAAAAGAGGCAGTATGGAGAAAATTAGAACAAGAAATTGAAATAGGTGACGCAGCATGAACCAACACCAATTAGAAAACCGCTCACTACGCATTAAGCGTGAAACAAAAAGCGCCACATTGCAAAAGCGCGCTAAGTCTCGCCGCATCAATGAAGAGTACCGCGAAGTAACGGCAGAGAACCTAAGCAATCAAGCCTATTTTGAAGCGTTATGGAAGGAGTTGGATGCGTGAGCTGGCAAAGCGTAACCGTTGCAAACCTTCAGCAACTTGAATCAGTGAATCAAGCAGCATGCGAATGGTTCCGTGAAGGTAAAATGGTTGATGTGAAGGTGCGTGAAAGCGCCCCTTCACGCCTCGATGCCATGAAAGCATTACAGCACCATTGGTACAACGAACTAAGCACCCAAACAGGCAAAAGCTCCAAGTATATGAACGCGTATTGTAAGTTGGTGTTTGGTGTTCCTATTGCGCGTGAGAATGAAGAATTTAAAACGATTTATGACCAGGTGATAAAACACTTACCACAAAGTAAGAAAATTTACCTTATGGGCCCACCTGTATCTATCACGGTAACCGTAAACTTTAACACTCAGCAAATGCACCGTTATTTGAACGCTATCAAAGAATGGGCAGACCGCAAGCGTTACAGGTTAACCACTAATCACGATCTTTATTTAAAGGCTATGGGTGGTTAAAAATTGAAATACTTAGCCCTTAACCTTAACGATACAGCAATTAAAAAGCATTCAACTGATGTTGATGTGAGCGAATTGCGCGATATCCGCAACCCGCTAGGGTTACGCTTTCATAAAAGTCGCGAACGCGCATTGTGGTTTTATTTTAAATATGAAGGCGGGGTAAGAAAGCGAACGCGTTTAGGTTACTGGCCCACATTAAAAACTAAAGATGTGCTTGCCATGCTACCAAGCATCATTGAAAAGCTTCACCATGGGAAAGAGATTCAAAGCACTAGCTTTAAAACCGTTGGTGATTTACTTACCTGGTATGCCGCCAGAACAGAGAAAGAGGCATTAAAAAGCAAAAGCCGCCGCAAAAGTGTTTTGAGCGCAATCAATAGACATCTATTTCCAATGCTAGAGAACGTGAGTATTACTGCAGTTCGCAAAGTGGTTATCGATGAACGGTTAATTCTGCCACTACAAAACCAAAATCTTAAGCCTTCCACCATTCGCCAGCACTTCGCCATTCTCAAACGAGTGTTCGCCAGCGCAAAAGAATTAGAACTTGTATCGGTTAACCCAATGGCAGGTATGAAGTTCCGTGATCACGTTCAGCGCAGAATAGAACCCAAGCAGGGCAAGTTGCTTGTCGAAGATGCAAAGGGCGTAGTAGAGCAGCTATCAACACTGACAGAAAGCACTAAGGTAATGCTGTTATTCATGCTGATGTTCGCTACTCGCATTGGTGAGACTCGCCAACTTAAATGGTGTTATATAGATTTACATAGCGGAGTAATAACCCTGCCTGAGTCGGTAACCAAAACGGCGTCGGTTCACACGTTGCCTATTACTAAGCATGCTCACCAATTACTGACAGATTACAAACAGCAGTGTAAGGGTGAATACCTGTTCGGCGGTAAATCACCAGTAAGCGCCAGCACAGCAGACCAATTAGTAAGAACTGCCTCAAAAAGAAAGTGGTCAGCCCATGACTTAAGAAAGTTGGCTCGTAGTATATGGGCGACGATTGGTATCGATTACTGGGTAGCAGAACGATTACTTAACCATAAACAAAAAGGCTTGGATTTGGTTTACATCAAAGCAAACTCGATAACGGTAAAACGTGAAGCATTAACCCAGTATCACGACTGGCTTTTTAATGGCTTTGATACAGCCAGCCGAGCGCCAGCGCATAAAGCGCAAAATCAAGAATTAACCAATGATTACAGCAATGTAGCGTAAATGTCGGGTTTTCCAATATGGAATACACAAATCAGTAAAAAGGCGAGATAAATGATTGAACTTGAACTGCCATACCCGCCCACAATTAACCACTATTACGGGGTTAAAGCGAAGGGTGGGAAGTACATTAAAGATAAGGGCAAGTCATTCAGATTGTCCGTCTTGTTTGCTGTTCGTAAAGCGAAGGCTGGTACCAATATAAGTGCACCTATTGAGGTGGAAATAGACGCTTACCCACCGGACAAAAGAAAACGAGACCTAGATAACATTAATAAGGCTTTGCTTGATGCGCTAGAGAACGCCAGCGTATTTAAAGACGATAGCCAAATAGTAAAACTAACCAGCACCAAACATGCGCCTGTGAAGGGTGGCAAAGTGATAGTAAGAGTGCTTAACCCAGAAAAGATAGCGGCATAAGCCGTGCGCTAAGGTGAAATAATGGCAGCAATTAAGATTACACACGAAGAACTGCGCGAGGAACTGAGAGCAGGCAAAAAGCCAATGGAGATAGCTAAAGCTTACAACATGACGCATAGCGTAGTTTTACGCCGCATCAAAGCATTAAAAGAAACGGGTTACGACCCAGCGAACGATCGAGATTATAATAACCCCGAGAACCATCCCGTTGCTGGCTACTCCACATTAGTTAGACATAAAAGCGCTAACGATAGTAGCACTGGTAAAGTGCTTGAATGGGTTAAGACTCGCGTTGATATACGTGATCAGATGGACGCCGCAACAGCAATGCTCGATACCATGATTTCTGATATCAAGCCTTTGCCGGTTATCCCATTCAGAAACAAGGTTGCATCCACTGACCAGTTCACGGTGATACCGATTGGCGATCCGCATATTGGTTTAATGACTTGGAGTAAAGAAGTAGGCGAGGACTGGGATATTAAAATAGCAGACCGCGTATACAGAAAAGTATTCAAGCGTCTTCTATCGAACCTACCAGATACAGAAGAATGTATTCTGGTGAATACCGGCGATTTCTTTCATGCTGATAATATCCAAGGTGAAACCAGCCGCAGCAAACACAAACTTGATCTTGATGGGCGCCACGGTAAATGGCTGGATGCTGGCTTTGTTGTTATCCGCATGTTCATCGATGCTTGCTTACGTAAATATAAGAAAGTGGAGTTCATTAATGTACCAGGTAACCACGATGATATTTTGGGTCGTGCTATCGGTTCTTACGTTTGGCAGCTGTATCGCGATAACCCAAGGATCACTGTGCAAAAAGGCGATAGCCCATTCCAGTACGTGAAACGCGGCAAGGTTTTACTTGGTTTTGCCCACGGCCATACATGCAGGCTATCAAGTTTACCGGGCAAAATGGCAGATGATCAGTTCAAGCTTTGGGGTAAAACTACATATCGCCACTGGATAACAGGCCACGTACACCACAATTCATGGACCCAATTCAAAGAACACCCTGGCTGCAAAGTTGAAACGGTTGGCATCATTCCACCAAAAGATGCTTACGCGCATGGTGGGGCATACGGTGCAGCACGAGGCATTCAAGGCATTATCTTTGATAAGAAGATAGGCTACTCACCCAAACGTATTGAAGAAACAGTAAGGGCGAACGACTAATGAGCGCCCTAACTATATTCATAAGTCAATTCGCCGTAGTTTTCCTACTGGGCATCCAAAGCCAGATGGTTAGGGATGCAAACTGTGCCGGTGCAGCTGTAGGAAGTTTATTCATCGGCGCCAGCCAGTTTTTTGTATTTTCAATAATAGGCGGTTTAAGTGCTGGCGATATGTTCACAGTAGAAGGTATCGCTTTCATGCTATCAGGCCCCGCGGCCATAGTTGCATCAATCAAAACTCATCCATACATGGTGAAACACGTTTTCAAGAGGGGTAAGCAATGATCATAGGTTTAACAGGTAAGGCGCGAAGTGGAAAAGATACGGTTGCGGAGCATTTAGCAGTAGCGCACGGTTTTCACCACTATTGGTTTAGTAAGCCAATGAAAGATGCATGCCGCTGTATGTTCGGTTGGGATGATGCACATTTATATGGTGACTTAAAAGAAGTGGTAGACCCCCGCTATGGAATTTCGCCTAGAGTAGCGTTGCAAACTTTAGGAACGGAGTGGGGCCGCAACACTATCAATTCAGATTTATGGATATTGCGAGCCCAAAAGGAAATGGAACAGCATGATTGTATCGTGATTAGTGATTGTCGTTTTGATAATGAGGCCGAGGCAGTTTTAGCCGCTGGGGGTATTGTTATTGAAGTTTGTCGCGCCGATATTAATGAAGTTGCCGCCCATTCATCAGAGAACGGAATAAGCAGCAACTTGGTTACCTT